AGATTTGTTGTAATAAGGTGTTGTATATCATTGTATAAAATTTGAGAGTTTAATGATGGATCTATTTTATAGCTAAATTCTTTGTCTTTGTAGTTACAGCAGAAAAAATTTTTTGAAATGTAAGTTCCGTATGGTGTAATACCGTATGCTAGATCTTCAAAAATATTTTTGAGTATAGGGTCTTCGGCTATTGAAGAGCATTCAAGAAAAATCGGATATATGATTTCCTTCTTTATTGGCATATATATAATATAATATTATATCTTTATATGATATTATATATTTTTTTATGATATTTAAAAAGAAACGATTTTTATTAATAAAAATGTCAAGTAAAGAAGTTATTAGTATTGGTAAGACAAAACGTCTTATAGACTTAAACAAGAGTTATACTAATTTTAAATTAACTTTTAATGTAGTTTCTGAAAGCCAGGACGAGTTTTTTTTGGCAGTTATAGATCAAAAATCATTGGATGAAGTAGCTGATAGTGATATAGAGTATAAACCAGTTACTGGATCGTTATCTGGTTCTGTAGTATCAGATAAGAATATATATCAAAATTATTTTCTTATATTAAAATCTGAAAATCCTATGAATGTAACAGTACAGATTGATATAGAGGAGTTACCAAAAACAGTACAGCAACGTCCTGCTCCTAATACTCAACAACGGTTTAATAAAGCCAATTCTGGATTAGGTTTAAAGTCTTCGGGATGGTTTGATAGTTTAACAATCAATCAAATAATTGTAATAGTGGGAGTTATAGGAGTTTTATTATTTTTATATTTTAAGTATGGTAAAAATAAAACTGAAGATAGTGTAAGTGATGGATCACTATCAAAGCCATTAAGTTTAGGAGAGCTAGTTCCAAAATCATCATTTGTTCCATCTTCTCCATCTGTATCATCAGCGTCTTCTAAAAAATCTTCGGTAGCCTCTTCATCGGTGCGTAGTTCTAGAAGCGCATCAAGTAGTGGAGATGAGCCGTTAATTGAAAGATTAAAAAAGTTAAACTTGAGTAAAAAGTAATTAATTAAATGAAAATAAGTATATAGTTTGATTTACAGTGGAGAGTAATTCGTCGCGTATGTTTAATAGATCGGTATCGTCTTTTAAGAGTAGATGTTGTAAGTCTATGGATAACCAGTCAGCAAAATTTTTTAAATATATAAGCATATTTGAATCAGTTTTGTTTGATAATGATAGAGTGATTTTACCAGATAATTTTAATTTTTTATTTCTGGCTCCTTGATAGACTTCAATAAATTTATCAATTAGGACACCGAGTTGAGCGAATAGTTTATCAGTAGCTATGTGTCTAGCGTATGAGTTTGTGCTCCAGTGATAAATTTTAACATTGTTTTGAAATTCAAGAAGTTTTTGAATAATTGTTGTTAAAGACATTTTTTATATATAGATTTATATAAAAATATTTATTTGTTTCTTAATTTATTATTTAACATAAAAGTTTGGAAACCTTCAGACATAAAGTAAAATCCTAATCTTTTATTAGAGAGTTTGTGTAGTGTTCCTTTGCGTGTCATGGTGTTGAATATATTTATGAGAATGTATATGGCGATTTTAGGGTTATTAATAATTTTATTCATAACAATGTCCTGGTCAATATTGTTTATTTGTTCGTCGGTTAAGTCATATATTGGGGTTTCTTGACAATTGTCTTCATAAGTGGTATAACAGATCATAGGAGATGTAGGGACAAGAGGATCAAAAGGTTCGCATTTTTGATTGCAATCTGGATTAATTCTGTATTTTTTTGCGGCAGTATTATGTATTAATATTTCACCAGCAGTTAATTGAAAATCTTGATAAACTTTGTTGTTTGCGATAGTATTGGGGTAGCTTGTGCTGGTGTTTGCGGAAGCGTATTCGCAGTATTTATCCCAGTTTTTGGAGCATTTATCGGCCATAAAAACTTGTGAGTTTCTTGAGTAGGGTGAGTCTATAGTTTTGGCTATAGAGCCATGTGTAAATAGGTTATCAACTGTATCACCCATAGAGTAAGATACTGGATTATTAACAGCGGATGGTGCGTTGCTACCAAAGTTAATGATTTTTCTATAATTTGATCTAATCATATTTATATTAATTCAAGAGATTATAAATTATTTTTTAAATTTAAAATGATTTTTTTAAATTTGGAATCTATAAATAACAAAATGGATGATGATCTTATTAAATTTTTAGATGCTCTAGCGTGTATATTGAGTGTGTTTAGTGTATGGGTGTGTTATATATGTATAAAGACAAGAAAGGCTAGGCAGGAAACACCATTATTAAATCCGGTAATTTTGGCTTAAAAATAAAAATGATTTTTTATATAATCTTTATTTATTTTAATAAAATGGAGAAGTGTAGTTATTTCATTAAAAACGCTGCCTTATTTGGTAGCTATCCAACACAAGAAGGTGTTGATGAACTTGAATCAAATGGAGTTAGATACTTCATAGATCTTACATATGATGGTGAAGATAAAATCACCCCATATAACACTAAATATAATTATATTAGGTATCCAATACCTGATAGAAAGATTCCCACAGATAGAAAGACCTTTGCTAAATTCATCATCAAACTTTCAAACATCATTAATGCTCTAAATGATGATGAAAGGATTTACCTTCACTGTAAGGGAGGACACGGACGTAGTGGTGTAGTCGTCGCTTGCCTATTATGTTATATGTTTAACATCACAACTCAAGATGCCCTCCGCCACACTGCGCGGTCGCACAGCAAGCGCAGGGTGATGAAAGAGAAATGGAGAAAACTAGGCTCACCACAGACTGTAAGTCAAAAGAATTTTGTATGTAAGTTTTTTGAACCTCTTTATTTCTATAAAGCATATTCAACAGGTAATACGGCCGGTATGAGTAATTTTTCATTACACTCAATCAATATTCCAGAGTTTGGGACGTTTCCAACAGCTGAAGCGGCATTTCAAGCTTATAAATGTCCTGATAATTTAGAATATGTAAAATCACAACAAAATGCTGAAACACCTATAGTTTCAAAAATGTTAGGAAAAGAGTGTGAGTTGAGAGAAGATTGGTATGATTGTAGAATTGATATTCTAGAATCAATCTTAGAAAAGAAGTTTCAACAACATACTGATATACGTGATAAACTTCTAAATACAGGATTTAGACCTCTTATTGAATACAATAAAAATAGTTATCTATGGGGTGAGAAAAAATACTATAATCACCACAATACAACTGGAAACATTCTTACTAAAATTAGAAACCAATTATATCTTCAAGATTAGAATATAGTTTATTAATTTTTCTAATAGTATATTAGAAAAATGAAAAAGGGTGGGGTTTACACAAAGTAAACCCCACGCTTTTCATTAATAATTTAAGGATTGTAAAAATTAACGTTTAAAGAATAATTATTCTTTAAAATTGTCGTTTAAAGAATAGATTTTTATAATAAAATAAAGAAACTATAATGACAACCATCCCTGAAAATAATGTGTTGTCAAATAATAATCTGCTACTTTTTAAATCAGATTTAACAAATGGAAAGGATATACGTGTTGTTGGAACATCTGAAAACCCTCTTTTTATAGCTAAAGATATTGCTGATATACTTGGATATACAAATAATAATAAAGCAATTATAGATAATGTTGATGATGAAGATAAAATAACGTGGTCAAAGTTTAAAAAAAGTAAGGATAACCAGGAGTTACCCTTAATAAAACTTCATCCTTCAACTGTGTTGATAAATGAATCAGGTATTTATAGTTTAATTTTAAGATCAAAACTTGAAAGTGCTAAAAAATTTAAAAGATGGATTACATCAGAAGTTTTACCATCTATAAGAAAATCAGGTCAATATAATATAGAACAATTGAAGAAAACAATAATGGAGAAAGAAGAAGAGATTGCATCTAAAAATTTAAAAATAGCGGAAAAAGAAGAACAGATAACGGAAATAAAAACAGAATTAGTAGAAGAGCAAAAAATAGTTATAAAGACAAAGAAGAGTTTGATGGCAACGCAGCGTAGATTTATGCATAGACATAAGTTTAGAATTAATGGATGTGTTTATGTGTTAGAAAATCCAGATGAAAAGTATAATAAATTTAAGATTGGATTTTCAAAAGATATGAATGAACGTTTAGAAGATGATAGAACAATGATACCAAATATCAAGGTTCGTATGATTTTATATACAATTCATTATGAGGTGTTTGAAAAATGTATAAAGATTAGATATAAAGATAAGTTGGAGCTTCCAAGTCATGAGTGGGTGTTTGAAGAGCTTGAAAAATTAATTGAGACTATTAAAGAATTAGATAAAGTTAATCGTTTTTCAGGAATATTAGAAACACAGGCAGAATTGGATAAGTATAATCTAGATGATAAAACGGAAGTAACGAGAAAGAATGTTCCAGAGTATTATGGTAAATTAACACCAAAATTGGCTAGATTGTTGCCGTCTTATCTGGTTAGACATGATTATTTACTTAAGAATGATAATGCTCCGGCAGGAAATAGATGGTGTAATGGATGGTGTCAGTGTTATAAGTTAGTAACGGATTTTATTATGAGAAGTGAGGCGCCTATGACAATATGTTTGCATTGTGAGAATATGGTTGATCTAGCTGAAATAAAAATTAATGCTGGAGAGATGACACACGAACAGATAAGGAAGAATCCAGCAAGTATTATGTTGAGAGCAACGGATATGGTGTGTAGAAAATGTAATTTAGTAAAAGATAAGGGTGATTTTCCTGATAAGAGGAGACAATGTAAAAAGTGTCGTGAAAATGTTAAGAGTTTGTTTCGTGATAAGTTTGATGAGGTGATAGAAGATGAAATAAAGATATTGAGTGATATGAATGTAGAAGAAAGGATCAAAAAGTTGGAAAAGTATATACGAGATGAATTGGTTAAGATAGCGCAGTTTTTAAAGATAGGAAGAAAGTATAATGATACAAAGTCTGTAATGTTGGAAAAAGTAAAAGAACATTTTAATGAAAAAGTTAAATAATTTTTTATATTTTAATAATATAAAAAATGGGAGCAATAAAAATAATTGTTGCTTTATTAATTGTTGCTAGTATTGTAGTTGGTTTATATTTTCTATTAAAGAATAATGAAAGAGGAAATCAAGGAAGAAATTACGGAGGGGCTTTTTCATTTGCTTGTTCTCCAGGACTTGGATGCCATCAGGTAAATGAGGCTCCAAATAAAGAGAAGGGATTGTATAGTGATGCTAATAGTTGTAATGAGGAATGTCATTTAACACCTCTGCCAAAACCACAACCAACACCTTCGCCATCACCCTCGCCACCAGATCAAGATGTGACAGAGATGTGTTTTAAAAGTGTAATGGAAAATGCTACTTCAAAAGAAAAAGGATCTGTAGGAATGAAATGTTGTAATTTATATCCAGATAAAAATAATAAATATGGATCTTCATCTATGAGAATAATGTGTTTTAAGAATTCTGATGAATATAAAAATTGTATTCCAAAAATAGCAAAATATGAGTCTATGAGTGAAGAAGAAGCTGATAGAATGTTTTGGACTAATTATTTTGAAACAATGGAACCTGGTAGTAAAATTGAGGAATGTGGTATATGTACTGCTTTAGGTAAGTGTGCTAGTTAGTGTGATTTTTATATAATTTAAGTTTATATAAAAATTATTTAGATACGCAAGAGCGGCAAGAAGGGTATCCGTTATCAATTGATAGTCGTTCGTCGGAGAGAGGAGTTGATTCTTTTGATTTGTAATAGTCTTGAGCGTTATTTTCAGCGATAATGTCGTCAGAATAATCTCTTTTTTTAAGGTATATAGGATCGGTTGGAGAGAAGAATTTTGTGTTGCTAGTTAGGGCGGTGTTTTTTGTAGGGCGACAAGTTCCAAATGAAGAGGAATTGTGGCAAGTTCCGTAAGAGTTGTTGCCAAGTTTTGCATACATTTTTTTTAATATAAGTAAAGAAAAAAACAAATATGTATTTAAAAAATATATTGTTAATAATAAATGAGTAATACGCGATATATAGAAATAGATTCACAATATCGTGATAGAAATAGATGGCCCCTAGCTGGAGCTTTTGAGATTCCAATATCACAGTCAGGGACAAAAGATCGTTTTTCAGCTTTAGATCCGGTGTCAGCATCAGCTATTATGCTTCATCAACCAGTAAGTTTTGTTAATACTTCAGCGGGTGGTTCTGTTCTTCAAGGATTAGTTTCAATTAATACTGGTCCAAGTGTTACACAGACAAGTGATCCAAATCAAATTGTAGTAAAGACACTTTATGCGACTTATCCAGTTCAACGAGAAGATAATTTTTATGCTGGAGCAGTTATAGAGGCAGGAGGAATAGCAACAACATTAACTCCAGTTCAAAGAAGAAGAATTTTAGGTTCAAAGTATTTATATACTAATGATAGTGGAACTATATATGATTATATATTATTTTCATTACAGAACCCATTTAGTGATACTGTAGTAGATGGTGTAGGAATTACTATTTCAAATCCAAGCACACCAACAGATTCTCAATATCCAACTTTGTTTATACCAACAGGAGAAAATGCAAATAATTTTTATGTAAATTGCATAATTCAAAAAGTTCCAAATACTCTTGATCCAGCTTTAGTAGAGACTACAACTATAGTAGGATATAATGGTCCTACAAAATTGGGATATGATGGTTTAACAAGATTGGCACAGTTAGCTAAACCTTTTAGTAGTTATATACCTAGTGATAGTATAATAATTCGTAGGCAACCAGCTTCTGAATCAGGGTCGTTAGCAGTGATTGGAACATCTACTTCAACATTTACATTACCATCGTCTGCTTCTTCAGTGGAAGATTTTTATGTAGGAAGTTTTATTAGATTTGCTGGAAGTTTATCACCAATTCCAGATTCTATTCCATCTACTACTACAACAACAAATGGAGATGAGGTTAGAAAAATAATAAGTTATGATTCTGTTACAAAAATAGTAACAGTAAATCCAGGATTTACAAGTATTCCACCATTATCTGCAGTATATGAGATATTGCCATTTACAATAGATAATGCTAATCCATTTGTTTATACAGGTAGTATGGTATCACAGCAAGAGATGGTTTGTTATGAGATAAAATTAGTGAATTTGGTTTTACCAAATAGAATTTTGAGTGTAGGAAAGGGTAGTTTGATAACATTTTATCCATATGTGTATGTGCAGTTGAGTAATGTCTCAGCATCAGGAGCAGGTAGTAAGAATATAATATATTCAAATAATCCAAATTCAACAAAGGTATTGTTTAGAGCGCCAATAACAGATGTTCCAAATTTAACATCATCAACATTTATAAAGATAGATGGAGATGGTATGGTTCAAACGATAAAGTTTAAGCCAAATGATAATTTGTATTTTGCTGTGACGCTTCCATCAGGAGAGATATTTGATACTATATTACCAGAGTTTGTAAGTCCAAGAGTGCCAAATGTGTTAAGCCAGATTAGTGCAATGTTTGCAATAAGAAGAGTATAGATATTTTTTAATTATTATAATATTAACATTTTTAAATATGATATATTTAAAGATACTATTTATATAATAAATGAAAATAGCGCTTTGTATTAGTGGATATTTTAGTAATAAAAATGGTGACGATTTGTTAAAAAGTAATTACATATATGATAATATTATTAATAAATGTGAAAATATTGATATTTTATCAAATATAGAATGTCAAAATAAAAGATATGAAATTAATAATTCATACACAAACATAGAAAAAATATATTAAAGGAATATATTAATATAATAAATGGATGGAACTTATTGTATATTTTTATATAGTCATTTTGAATATAGTGATATATGGGATTTAGCTTTTGGACAAATAAAAAAGTATATAAATTTGGATGAAGTATGTTTATATTTTTGTGTAAATAAAATTGATAATTATAAATTAGATGATAGGATAAAAGTTATATATTATGATGATAATCTCTGTTATACAGAACGTGTATTGCATGGTATTAAAGATTTACCTTATAAACATGTTTTATTTCTTCATGAAGATTGGGTTATTACAAGTAAATATAATAATAAACATATAGTTAAATTAGTAAATTTTATGAAAATAAATAATATATTGCATATTAGAAGTTATAAAAATTATGGTAATGGAACAGAGAGTATTATAAAGTTTGAAGATAATTTTAATTTAAAAATAATACCAAGAGACGCAGAATACTTTATATCACTTCAGCCAGGTTTATGGAATTTACAAACACTAATTTCACTATTTTCTTATAAATCATATAGACCCAATTTATTAGAAATAGCTATCAATAATGATAATATATTTAAAAATAATTTTATAGACAAATTTTTATATGAAGATATTCGTCCTGCAGAAGACTCGATATTGTTTCCTCATATTCATACAGTAACATATGGAAGATGGGTAATATCAAATGATTCATATAAAAAGTTTGATACATTATTTAAAGAGTATAATATTAATCCAAATATTAGAGGAACAAGTTAAGTTATATGTAAATTTGTCTTATTAATATTTTCTATAAAAAAGAGTATAATTTTTTAATATTAATTATTTATTAATCTTATGATTTAATAAATAATGAAAGTAGTATATAATATGATGATAGCTGTAAGTGTATTTTTTATATTCCTAATAATATTTACACATATGTATAAAAATTATGCTGGATTTGATGATAATGATTCGTTGTATATATCAACGAGTTTTCAGACATTTACAGGAAATCAGTTGGTAGAAAATAATAAAAAGGCAAAAAAGATATCTATTATACAGATGATACTATCTTATGTATTAATGGTAATAATATTGCATTTTTTGATAAAGCTTTAATGTTTATTTTATTTTGTAGTGAAGTCCATCTTTTTTAATTTCAGCTTCTGTTGGAGAAAATAGAGATCTAACATTTTTACGTACTTTTCTAACAGTAGAACCAAATGGTAATTCTGTATATATTCTAGGGCCACGTCTTATTATATATTGTTCTTGCTTGTTGCATTGATAAGGTTGGTTATGAGGAAGTGTGTATGATGTGTAATCTTGTTGAGTTGAATAATCAGGATTAAGTTGGGACATTTTTGAAGGAGTAGCGGGAGAGGATTTTTTAATCATATAAAATAAGGCAAAACCGCTAAGAATTATAATAGATATAATTATTATTGAATAAATTATTGTATTTGACATTTTTTATAATAACACATATTTAAAAAGTAAAAAAAAATAAATAAAATAAATGTCAAAGAAAAATCATATAGCATTACTTATGATGTTGAAGAATGAGGAGAAGAGATTGCATGTGTCTTTAGAGAGTGTAGTAGGATATGTGGATTCTCTTATAATATATGATACTGGTAGTACAGATAGAACTATAAGTATATTAAAAGAGTTTTCTGAAAAGCATCTTATTCCGTTGAGACTTAAGGAGGGACAATTCGTAAATTTCTGTGAGTCAAGAAATGTATCGTTAGATTTTGCTGATACTTTTGAAGATGTAGATTTTTTGTTATTATTAGATTGTAATGATGTATTAAAAGGAGGAGATGATCTTAGAAAATTTGTAGCAGATATGGCTACTAAGACAGAAAGTAGTGCTTTTTTAATAACACAAGAGTGGTGGAGTGGGCAGCATTGTAAGTATTTTAATACAAGGCTTTGTAAGCCAAGAAAGGGTTGGCGATATGTGGGATCAGTTCATGAGTATATGACTAATTTTAACGATAAAGGGGAAGAAGTTAGAGATAATATAGTTAAAGCACCTGATAGTATTGTTTTGTATCAGGATCGTACTCAAGATGATGATAAAACAGGTCGTAGATTTACGAGAGATAAGGAGTTGCTTTTGAAAGATTATGAAAAGGATCCACATGAACCAAGAATGTTGTTTTATTTAGCGCAAACATGTGGATGTTTAGATCAAAAAGAGGAGGCAATGAAGTATTATAAGTTAAGAGTAAAAGAGGTTGGATTTTTTGAAGAGATATTTCATGCGTATCTTCGTTTAGGAGAGTTGGCAATGTCGTTAAAACTTGATTGGAGTGAATCTATGGGATATTTTATGCAGGCATTTGAAAAGTTACAAAGAGCAGAACCTCTTGTATTTATAGCAGATTACTATTTTAGTAAGAGAGTTTGGCCATTGGCTTATATGTTTATAAATCTTGCGTGTAGTCTTGAGTATCCACATGATCTTATATTATTTGTTGATAAGACAGCATATGTGTATAAGAGATGGCATTTAATGGCACTTATATGTCTTAACTTTAATAAGTTTGAGCAGGGAAAAGATGCGTGTTTGAGAGCTATACAGGGAAATCCTGATGCTGAATGTGATAAAATGAACTTAAAGTTGTATGAAGATATAGAAAAGAATAAAAAGAAAGAAGTTATGAGTAAGATGACAAAGAATGAATTTATTAATATGACAGTAGCAGAAATGAAAAAACAACAACCACAAGAAGGGATAAAAAAATTAACAGCTATAGCAAATTTAAAATGGAAAAAATATAGAAACGAATTATAAATTATTTTTTAATTAAAAAGTTAATTAAAAATTATAGACTATCCATATTAAAGCTACTTGTTTTTTTCATAGAATATCCACCAGATTGTTTTGTATTTTGTTTAGGAAGTTGTGTAGCGTCTTGAGTAGTGTCTTGTGTAGCGTCTTGTGTAGTGTCTTGGGTAGTGTCTTGGGTAGTGTCTCGTGTAGAATCACTTGTAGTAATAACAGAATCATCTGTTTCTTCTTCAACATTATCATCTGCATTATAAGAATATTGAATGTTAAAACTCATTTTATATATAAATATTATATTTTTTAAATATGTATTTAAATTTAAAAATATATTTTATATATATAAAATGACAGCAAATGGACCAAATACCCAATCGTATAATTATACCCATATGTTTTGGAAGGGAGATTTACGTGGTCCTAGACCAAAGTTACATACATCTCCAAATACAATAATGAGTGTATTAGAGAATAATTATGATTTTTCTATGTTTTCATATCTTGTTAAATTGGCAAAATTTGAAGGTTTATTTAATGATTGTCAAGCAAATGTAACGTTATTTGTGCCATCAGATATACAGATTAGAAAAAATAATCCAGATATGTATAGTATGATAGAGAATATGGATGAAGCAACAGCAAAAAGTATTGTATTATTTAGTACTCTTAATAGAAAGATTAATTTAGACTTATTATCGCAAAGTCCAATGAAGTATGTATTTACTCAAAATACAACAAATAAATTATTGTTAGAGACATATGATAATATAACATATCTTAATAGAGGAAATGCTATGATTATTAAACCTGATATTAATTTGTCAAATGGTATGATTCATATAGTTAATAATATATTAATACCTGAAACGGATATTAATGTTGGTACATCTAAACAATTTTAATTTAAAGATTTTCTTTTAATAATCTAAAGATCTAAAATGCAAAAAAATTCGGTATTAAAAGATCGTCTTAAATATGTAATAGAGGCGAATAGAATATCAAGATTATCAGAAACGGCTCAAGATGAAATAATAAGAGAATTAAAGGCCAATATATCTACTGCAAAAGGTAAGTATCTTGAAAGATTAAATTTATTATTAGGGATAATTTTAGAAAAGAGAGAGCAGAGTGAAATTGCTAGAAGTAACAGAACATTTGCAGAATATGGTGGTAGTGCAGAAAATGGAGGAGGAGGTTCAGGAAATGATTCCGGATAATTTAAAAATGATTTTTTTATAATAATTTTTAAACATAAAAATGTTTAAAAAAATAATAAAAAGACAATTGTCTTTAAAACCAGAAGAACTAACTGCAGGAGCTATAAAGAATAATATATTGAACAAATTAGAAAATATAATAAAAAATAGTGAATGTAGTTATGATAATGGTTATATTTTAGAAATAACACGCATTATAGATTATAATAATAATTATATATCAAATGCTACAAATATGATAGTATTTACTGTAATTTTTGAAGCAATTACACTTAATCCTAAAATAGGATCTATTTTGAGTGGAAAAGTTATTTCAGTTCATACATCTGGTATATTTGTAGAAATAAAAGAAAAGATTAAGGTATTGGTAGCTGAAAGTAGTATGGAAGGAATGACATATGACGCAAATACTTTAACATATAAGTCTAAAGTCGGTTGTATAAAGAAGAATGATACAGTAAATATAAAAATAACAGATATAAGATATCAAAATAAAAAAATTAGTTGTATTGGAACATTAATAAAAAAGATCTAAAGATCTGTTTTTTAAAATAAAATGTCAGAGATAAAAATATTAAAAGAGTTTAAGAATTCTCTTATTACGTTTGTAGATGAATTAATATCACAGTTTCCAGAAGAGGGTGATTTAGTAATAATTCGTATCTTTCTTAAAGATCAGGTGCCAATAGAGGATGTTATGAATCATGTAATTCATATGATATTACCTCTTAAACAATTGGTTATAACTAAAGATGAAAAATTCTTTTTAGAAAATAATGTATTATTTTCAGCACTAAATTCTGGAAAAGTAAATCATTTTAAGAAGCTATGGAGATCTGGAAGATTAGATAATGATGATAAGGATGTAGTATGGAAGTGGATGACATCTTTTATATTTTTAGCAGAAAAATATCAAAAAATAAAAATAAGTAATGTTTCTAATTAACTTCTTTCTATAATATAAATGGAATATTATCAAACAGGAGATTTGGTACTTTTTAAAGGCAATGGGTATTTATCGTGGTTAATAGAATATTTTGGGGAATGTAAATATTCACATATTGGTATAGTTGTTGTTGATCCTAGTGAATCATTAAAAGGACCATATTTATTAGATTGTTCTGTTACAGATAATGTAAAGTTAAGACCTCTTAAAGAAGCAATAGAATCATATGATGGTTTTGCTTATTATAGAAAGTTGATTTATAAAAGAGATAATGAATTTCAAAGTAGAGTAATTAAACTTTATGAAGAAATAAAGAATGCTCCATATGATGTTAATTTTTTTGATTGGTTATCAGCAAAAGTATTGTTAGATTCTGGAAGTGTTGTAGAAGCTGAAAAAGTGCCTTTTTCAAGTCCAGAAGATAATAAAAAGTTTTGGTGTTCGGCCTTGGTAGCTTATATATATGTAAATACAGGATTATTACCAAAAGAAACACCTTGGAGTATAATTGCTCCGGTAGATTTTAGTTCATATATAAATAAAGTATGTTATAGACTTAATTTTAATTGTAGTTTTGAACCAGAAAGATATATTTCAAGATAATTTGTAAATTTTTATTTACAAATTTTAAAATAATCCAATATCTACACCTCTAAAAAAACATTCAACTAATAGAATCACATCCTCTTTTGAATCATGAAGTTTTTCTGGATTATACTTTATATTCATTTTATCAGCTAGTTCTGACAATTTAGGCCATTTATATTTAGAATATGGTTTTTCAGATTTAATCATACAATAATAAGTGCTATTTCTCATTGTGCAAAAATATTGTTGTATATTTAATGTAATATTTAGTTTTTCAGCATTCTTTTTTAATATTGAAAAATCAAATTCAGCATTATGAGCAATAAATAGGGGAGAGTCTTCTACAGCTTTTTGGAATTCTAGTAATGCTTCTTTTAATTCCACACCTTCATTATTTAATTGTTCTACAGTAAAAACTACTTGTGGAATATTAGCCATTTCAGTAGCTCCTTTTATTAGTTTATTATATGATTTAATAACATTTCTATTTTGGTCTATCTTTACAAATGTAAGCTGTGTTATTGTTTGTGTAGGAGGATTAAAACTTCCTATACCATTTGTTTCAACATCTACAAAAATATACATTTATGTTTTATATATAAACCTTTAAATTTACAAATTATTTAAATATTTAGTTTATTTAAATAAATGAATAATACTCAAACCAAAATAGATTTGAAGACAAAAACAAATTCGGATAAAAATCTAGAAGTAAAATCTATTGAAGATAAAAAGCCTATATTAATTACATTAGAGGCTGTTGATTGGAATCCTGAACGTATATGGAAAAGAATAAATGCTGGAAATACAAATTTAACATTTATTCCCTAGTAAAGCCTAATACATTTAGAACAAAATTTTCTATATAGGTATCATCATTACCCCAATTTTTATAGTCTTCACCGGATATAACAACATTTTGAACACTGTAAATGTCATTACCTGCCATTAAAATTGCACGACATGTAACAGATTCATATAAAACCATACTTTGGATACTTATCTTTACACTTGTTATAGTTCTATTAACAGTAACAACAGAAGGAACAATTGTAACTTGTTGATCATTCATTTATTATAGTAAATTATAATATTTTTTTATATAAATAAAATATTTTATTTATATAAAAATATGAAATTAAAAGAAACTAAACCTTCAACGGTTAAACTTCTTTATCAGCTAATGTATGATATAAATGTATTGTTTAAAAATAATAATATAAATTATTGGGCTGATGGTGGAACATTTTTAGGAACTATTAGACACAATGGCATAATTCCTTGGGATGATGATCTTGATATTGGAATACTAAATAAAGATGTAAAAAAGTTTTTATCTCTTGAGAACAAGCTAAAAAAATGTGGTTATTCTATTACTAAAACATGGTTTGGATATAAAGTTTTCTATACTAATAGAAAATTAATAGAAGATACAGATTATTCATTTCCAAATCTAGATGTTCTTACTTATAGATTAAATAAAGATGGTAAATATGACTTATCCCATAAAGAAGCTAGAGATACATGGCCAAAAGAGGTATGGAATCCAAAAGATTTGTTTCCGTTAAAGACTTATAATTTTGGTTCTTTTACAATAACAGGTCCAGCTGATTATGAAACATACTTTACAAAATATTATGGTAATGATTGGAATAAAATAGCATATCGTGAATATGATCATCAAACAGAAGAATTTGTTGATAAAGTTAAAGTAAATTTAACAGATTCTATGAGAAAACCCGCAAAACCATATAATATGGTAAAAGATAGAACTTGTATATCATCTTGTATAGTTGGGACTAAAGAGACTAAATCTCCTACATATTGGATGGTAAAATCAACTAAAACATGTAGGAGATCTGGAGGTTGTTATAATAATTTTATAGAAAAGATGGGAGTATATGTTATAAATTGTAAAATACATAATGCTAGATATGAAAAATTTAAGAAACATGCTGAAATAGCAGGAGTTAAAGCATGTAGAATGAATTGTGTTAGTGGAAAAAAATTTTCTGATAAATTAATATGTGATATGATTAAGAATAAAATCTTAAGTCCTAAAGCTGAAATGACAAAAGTTGAAATATCAATAAATATGTCACATTATAATTGTTGGAAAAAGTTAGTTAATTCTTGTCTTGATTATGCTTTAATTCTAGAAGATGATGTTGAACTTAAACCTGATTTTATACAAAATATAAATAGAATTTTCCAGACATTAAGAGATAAAAATATAGATTTTTCTATATTACATTTATGGAATGGAAATTGGGCTAAGAGTAAAGGCAAACATAAGAAAATAACTACAGTTTTAGGATCCACAGGACCTAATATTCAAATTGTTAAAGAAACAGTTGATTATAATGCGGGGGCAGTAGCTTATATAATGTCAAAAGAATACGCAAAATGGTTAATGAATCACTTTTTACCAATTAAAATGCCACAAGATATATTAATGGGTTTATATTATAGACATGGAAACCATTTATCACTAAAGATGGGATATGATAAAAAAGATGATTGTTATATATCACCTGTTTTAGATTTAGAATGCGGAGGAGAAGGAGGAACTGGCTCACAGACAACACAGACATATGAAGCTCCAGTAATAAAAACATTAAAATGTAAAGTTTGTTAATTTTTTTTTATTTTTTATAATATAAATGGAAACACCAGAAGATAAAATTTATTCTGGAACAGCAACTTTTGGAAGAATTATGGCCGATGTAAAAGCTGTAATTGGAACTTTTATAGGAATATGCGCTATAGCAGCCGGTATATATCTTGTTAAAACAAAATATACAAAAACAAAAACTACAGAAGCTATAATTAGTGATGTTAAATGTAATCAAGTTTTTGCTAATAGTAATAATTCTGGGGTTACATGGAATTGTGTATTCACGGCTTCTTACACTATAGATAATAAACAATATACCAAGAAATTATCTACAACTAATTATCAACAACAAGCAGATGGTTCTCAAATAACAGTATATTACAATCCTAACAATATAGATGAAATTTCAGCAGAAGATGATAAGTCTCATATGATTGGATGGTTTCTTATAGGTTTTGGTGCATTAATTATTATTTCATCAATAGTATGGGCATGGTTGGCTAATAAATATAAAGTTGTTGCGGCTGTAGGTGGTGTAGAATCTGGATTAAGTATTTTTTCAAATATTTTTAGATAAATATAATTAAATTATTTATAAATATTATTTATAAATATCAATATGCTTTGGTATGAATTAATAAAAAATATATCAAGAATAATGTGTAATTAAATTGAATTAATTAGTTCAATCCAACTATTTTTAGATATTTCATTTGTATATCTTTTTTCAAAAAAGGATCGTGGTTTAAATTGTGTTCTATTTTGTATAACATAATTAATCTTATCAACAAAATTTGTATCATCTGCTATTAAACCCCATTCTTGGCTATCTTTAATATCGTTATACATACCTACGTTTGTTGCTACAATTGGAACATCACATGCACCACACTCAAGACCTGCTAGATGTTGTGTTTCTTCTCTGCTAGTACATATAGCACATATACACGAATTAATGATAAATGCAACAGTATTACTATCTACTTTATTAAAAACTTTAATTCTTGGATGATCTATTTTAAAATCATCTTTCATAATAAAACAGAAATTTTGTTCTGGCATATCATTAACAATTTTTAAAACTCTATCAAAACCTTTTGGATGATCTAAACTGCTCCCAATATATAATATAGAATTAGATAATACTTCTGGATGTTTATTTACTTGTAAAGGTTTAAATAAATTAAAATCTATTCCAATAGGTATAATTTTATAATTTTCATGAGTCATAAATGGTTTATATTTATTATATACATAATTAGAACAAAATACAACCATTGTATTTGGAGCATTTATTGTTTCCTGTTGATTAACAAAATACCATGGTCGTTCTATATGAATATCTTGTATTAATGCAATAGTTTTTATATTTTTATCTATGTTTAATTTACGAAAATAAGTTCCATTTCTTATTATATAATCAGGCTTTTTATCTGTATTTCTTATACGATTTTCTATTACTTCAGGTAAAATACTATAATCTGTATAGCCATTTGTTTTATCATCAAGATTTTCAATCCAATCTAATAATTTATTGAATATTGTTTTTGTATCTGGAATACATGTTAAACAATCATTTACTAACCATCCTTTTTTATACATTTTATATATATAAAATTATCTTTAAATTATATATATTATTAAGGAAGCTTTTTATTATTTTTAATTTTAGTTTATGGATTAAGTATTTTTTCAAATATTTTTAGATAAAAAATATCTTTTAATAATATAAATGTTATTAGTATTATTAGGAATACTTTTTATTATTGGTGGAATTGTAGCCTTTGGACTAACCATTAAAGCAAATAATGATGCAAAAGTTGCTAAAAAAGAACCTTTACCATGGTATAATTGGTGTATTTTTCCTGTTTTAATAGGAGTTGGTATTTCACTTCTCGTAACAGCATCTGGACCTAGTTATTATTAGATTTTTTATAGTATATTCTTTACTATAAAAAATTAGTTTATCTTGAAAATGCCATAAGTAGATCTGGGAGTGCATGAGGAAATGCAATACATAACGATATAAACAATACTGCTAACATTCCATAAAAAGCATTTCTAATTTTTACACTTTTTGTTTTTTCCGCATTATCTGGAACAAATTTCCAACATACACCTAGTATTATAGACAATACAAATGCGAGTATTGATATAACCACAGCAAATGATTGAATCGGATGTGGATCATTTGATTCTAAATTACTGTAATCTGACATTTTTATTTTAATAAATATTTTAAAATATTTTTTAATATCTTTTTAAAAGTAATTGGTTATAATACTCATAATCAAATTCTACAGTTTCTGATACTGCTTTTTCTAGTTCTTCATTAAAATGGACAATTTCTTTATTTATTTCTGATAATTTTTTATTACTTTCGTCAAGTTCTTTTTCAGCAGTATTTAATGCTTTTAAAGTTTCTCGTAATTTTTTGTCTTGTAAAATGAATGCTTTTAAAGTTTCTCGTGCTTTTTTGTCTTTTAAAATTAAAACTTTAAACATTTTTAATATCTCTTTTTCTTCTTTTGAAGTGATTGTTTTACTCATTTTATATTAAGAAATATTTTATTAATATTAATTATTATCTAAAGAATGGATTATATATAATTACAATATAAAATACAATGACAACAGTTCCTGAAAATAATGTGTTGTCAAATACTAACCTTTTCCTTTTTAAATCAGATTTAACTAATGGAAAGGAAATACATGTTGTTGGAACATCAGAGAATCCGTTTTTTATAGGAAAGGATATTGCTGAAATACTTGGATATAAAAATATATCAGACGCGTTATTAAAACATGTAAAACCAAACCATAAAAAGACATTAAATACGACTATCGCAAATCGCGATAGTTTGAATTTGAGAGCAGATACAGTCTTAATTGACGAATCAGGATTATATAGTCTAGTATTAAGGTCAAAAATGAAAGAAGCAGAAATGTTTCAAGAATGGGTTGTTTCAGAGGTTCTTCCATCTATTAGAAAATCAGGACAATATAAATTAGAAAAAGAACTATTACTAAAAGACAATCAGTTATTATTAAAAGATGAAGTCATAAAAAATATAGTATCAGAAAAGGAAACGATAAAGAAAAACTATAGTCATCTTGAAAAGATACATGATAGTTTGAAAAAAACAAGAAACTATCATAAATTTAAGAAAGGAAGGTGTTGTTATATATTATATGATCCTTGGAGAACTAATGGTTATTATAAAGTAGGACATACTAAAAATATTAACAGAAGATTAGAGCAGTATAGAACTAGTATGCCTGAATGTAAGATATCATTTTTAGTTTATGTTGAAGATAATATTTTACTGGAGGCAAATATAAAACTAAGATATGCAAAACAACTTGATCCGTGTCCTAATCATGAATAGGTTTCTGGTGGTGTAAAATTAGAACATATAATTAGTAGTTTTAAGTCGTTGATTAAGTTTTTAAATATGGCAGTAACTTATGAGGATACTTTAGATGTTTATAATAATCCTTATGATCCTGATTATAAATTATGGCCTACAGATATGGCTATTTTAAAGTTTATTGATGATAAACCTCAAGAAGTAGAAGATACTGTAGAAAAGATTGTAGAAGATGATTTAGAATCAGAAAGTGATGAAGAGGAGGAAAAGAAAGAGTATAAGTGTGAATTTTGTGATAAAGTATATAAATTAGAAGGAAGTCTTTTGAATCATATAAAAAATAAACATCCAGAAGACGATAAAGAAACAGAAGATAATAAGGAGATAATTGAAGAAGCAGAAATAGAAATTGAGAATATGTGTAAAATATGTAAAAAGATACTTGCTGATAAGGGAAAGTTAAATCGTCATATAAAAACAGTTCATGAAAAGAAATGTAAAGTAAAGTGTAAAGAATGTAAAGAAGAATTTAGTAGTAAAGATTCATTAAATGCTCATATTAAGAATGTCCATGAGAAGAAAACATCTATAAAGTGCGAAGAATGTGATTTTGTATGCACTACAAGTGGTAATTTGAAACGTCATATAGAAAATACTCATTCCGATAAACCTATGGTAGTGTGTGAAATTTGTAAAGGTGAATATAAGACACAAGCGTATTTAAATCATCATATAAAAACAGTTCATAATAAAGAAGGAGTTGTAGAGTGTGAAATATGTAAAGCAGTATTATGTTCTAAAGCAAGTTTAAGATATCATAATCTTACAATACATAAGATGTAATTTTATAGTAGAATATACTATAAAATTTATTTTTTTATTTTTTATTTTTTTTAATTGGTCTTGCGGACAACCTTTGTAATAACTTTCTTTACTGGAGCGGCTGATGCTGCTGGAGCAGGCGCAGCCTCAGGCTTCTTCATCATAGTCTTTGGAGGGAGCTGAGGTGTATCATCATCGGATCCTTCA